TGGTGGCATGACCGGTGCGGATATGATTAATCTTGGTTCTGGTTCCGTATTTTTCATGTCATACACGGCAATTATCCCTTCGCCGTCAATCACGCCATCGGTGACGAAAAGTCCAGTTTCGCCGAGTTTGACGCCGTCAACGACCGCATCTGGATCCATTGATGCAACAATTACAGCAAGTACTACGGAAAGCCGAAGTGTATCGGCGTCCAATTCGGCGGACCCAACGGATTCTAGAAGCGTCTCACCGTCGCGAACTACTTCAAGGTCAGAATCGCTTTCAAGAACAATTAGTCGATTGGAATCCGCATCATTAACAAATAGTAGATCCGAATCCGCATCATTAACAAATAGTAGGTCCGAATCCGCATCTGTATCAGGAACTAGAGCAGCTTCATTATCGGCAACTGGGTCAAGGTCGCAGTCGGTAAGCTTTTCGGCTTCAGGTACATTATCTGCTACAGCGACAAAAACCTCTACAGGCGTATGTAGTGATGCCCGAACGTATTTTAACGGGGTTTGGGCGACAGTTGTAGATGTGACTGCTACATATCATGTAAGGCACTGGGTTAATGTTACGCACGATTTAACTCCCCCAAACGAACAATTCATTGGCGCAAATCCCACGTGTACGCAAACGAGTACAAGTTGTACATGTTTATACACCGGCGGTGATAGTACTGGCGGCTGTACGATTAATCGCTATGCGTCTATTACCTATACATATGGGGCTTCGCAAACGACCACCTATGTAACGCAAAGTCCGTTGTGTGCCTATTTTTTCGCGTCAACCATCTTTATACCATCGGCAACACCGTCTGTAACAATCTCATCAAGTGCGTCGCGGTCTTTAACACGTTCGTCAAGTATATCACGGTCTATTGCAGCATCGCCATCCGTATCACGTACAAATGCTCCATCGGTGTCAGTTACTAGGTCGCCTACGCAGACGCCATACCTTCCGTGGTTTCAAGGTCTCACGGGATGCTGTCATAATTCAATTGATACAGCCATAATGGCTCTCAACGTCTTGACACCTTATCCTTTTCCAAATATGGGAATTAACCGCGTTTCGTTCCAGTATACGCCGTTGTCTGCGGGAACTGCTACGTTCACACTTGCCTTAATGAACGTGGCTGGAATAAGTTTTCCAGGTGGGACTATTTTAGCATCAAAAACGTTTTCAGTTATTTCTCCAGGTAGTTATCCAACATACCCGCAACAGGTTGTGACATTCACGGATTTTGACCCAATATCCTCGTACGTTCTGGGTGGAGATGTAGAGTATGTTTTAGCGTTCTATAATGCGACACCTGGAATTATAGGCATTGTTGTAGACGATTCAACTTTATATCCATATTTTTGGAACAGTCTGATGCCTGAATACACAGGGACGTTCTATACGGTGGGAGAAACAAACCCACCAGAGGTTACAAATTGGTTACAATCGACAAACATTTCATTTGTTGCAGTGGGAGCGGGCTCTGTGCTTTCCAGTTCGCCGACGGTCTCTCTTTCTATAACTCCCAGTTCTACCATATCAGCGACCATATCGTCTAGTCTTAGTGCCACAAGTGATGTATCTCAAAGTACAAGTGGATCGGTCACAACTGCGGCATCTATTAGCACAAGCATATCATCATCTGCATCGTCAAGTTCTAGTGTAACGGAAACTTTATCACCAACGTCTAGTTCTGACGTGACAGCCTCCTTATCGGCGTCTGAATCAGTGTCCTTTTCATCCACACTGTCAGCAACGGCAAGTATATCGGTAACGCAAAGCACAGCGCCCACAGTATCAGTATCGGCAACTACATCGGCATCACAAAGTAAGGAGCCCACTTCATCAGTATCAGTAAGTACATCAGCGTCGCAAAGCACCGCACCTAGTTTATCAGAATCGGTAAGTGTATCATTATCGCAAAGTATATCAGCATCACAAAGCACAGCACCCAGTATATCGGCATCGGCAACTATATCGGCATCACAAAGTAAGGAGCCCACTTTATCAGTATCGGTAAGTACATCAGCGTCGCAAAGCACTGCACCCAGTTTATCAGAATCGGTAACTACATCAGCAACTACGTCTTCATCTACATCACTATCTGTAAGCAGAATTCCTAATCCCACATCGTCGGCAACTAGTTCTATAACTCTATCCGTGAGTGCTTCACCGTCATTTACATCGACAACAGGACAAACGACTTCAAATACTCCTGTGCCGAGTGTATCCGTGAGTGCTTCACCGTCATTTACATCGACACCAGGACAAACGACTTCAAATACTCCTGTGCCTAGTATATCCGTGAGTGCTTCACCGTCATTTACATCCACTACAATACAAACAAGTTCAAATTCTCCTGTGCCGAGTGTATCTGTAAGTGCTTCACCGTCATTTACATCGACACCAGGACAAACAAGTTCAAATACTCCTGTGCCGAGTGTATCTGTGAGTGCTTCACCGTCATTTACATCGACACCAGGACAAACAAGTTCAAATACTCCTGTGCCGAGTGTATCTGTGAGTGCTTCACCGTCATTTACATCCACTACAACACAAACAAGTTCAAATACTCCTGTGCCGAGTGTATCTGTGAGTGCTTCACCGTCATTTACATCGACACCAGGACAAACAAGTTCAAATACTCCTGTACCAACTATATCAGTAGGCGCGAGCGCAACACAAACGACCTCAAATACTCCTGTGCCGAGTGTATCCGTGAGCGCAACACAAACGACTTCAAATACCCCTGTGCCGAGTCTATCGGTAAGTGCCAGCATAACACAAACAGGGTCAAGTAGCACATCTGCAAATCCAAATCAATCCATCTCCTCCTCTATAAGCAATACAGCTTCCCCTTCACCAGGTAAAACGGCAAGCCCATCCTTATCGCTCACAAGCAGTATATCAAAGTCTCTATCAATCTCCCCTACTCTTTCGATGTCTATATCTGTGTCAGGCAGTTTTTCCCCATCCTCTTTAAATACTATGAGCTTCTCCGGCACCCCAGTACCAAATTTATTCGCAAATATGAGTGCATCTCCTTCCTTGAATGCGACCATTCCAATCGTAGTTGTTGCCGCTGCAGATAATTCCTCCCTTGGTATAATTCTTGGCGCGGTATCGCTGGGTTTGGTGGGTTTGATGGGTGTGGTTATGGGAACAAATGCCATGCGGCGTAGTGGTGCACTAAATTTCTTGGGTGCGCTGGGTGTCAAGACCCCGCCTGGAATAGCCACCGGCAGACCAAGAACAAAGGAGGAACTAGCAGCAGACGCTGCAGGAAAGACGTCAGTGCTAGGCAGAATGGGTTCTATGGTTACAGCCATAAAGGGACGTTCGGCACAGATTACAAAACTTGTAGACTCACTGCCGGTACCGGATTCGGTCAAGAGTTTTGTACACGATCCGAAATCGGTACTACCAAAATCAGCACAGGATTTGCTTGATACGGCACAAAACTCATTCGGTCAGACCGGCGAGCCAGCTGATTTAGAAAATGTAGAGCAGCCAAAAGCTACAGCTGTAGCACAGACACCAAAGTCAATACTCAAAAAGGATTCACGTGTAACCATTGCGCCTACACCCACATTTTCGGATGATGTTGTTCTGGATGGAGGCATACAACTAACAAATACACGGGCAAGTACACCAATGCAGCAACGCAGACCCATACGCAATACAATAATGAATGACACATACGATGTATACGACACTGATAATCTAGATAACACATACGAAAACACGCTGATTCGTGAACCCGCGCATTCATCTAGTTTTGTTAGAAATCCTGGCTCCTTTGGACCCCAAGGGGGTTCTTTTAGGACCCAAGGGGGTTCCTTTGGACCCCAAGGGGGTTCCACATATATTAGACCCAACATACCAACGCCCACTCTTCCTGAGGGTTGTAAGTGCGAGGCGTGTTTGGCGGCAAAGGCAGCACACGAACCGCCACCACCATCTGTATCAACGGCAGATGTGATGAAGCAGTTAGAGGATCTCAAAAAGTTTATGGTGGAGCAAATGAAGCCACCAGCACCAGTAGCACCGGTAGCACCAGTAGCACCACCACCACCAGTACCCGTTACACCTTTAGTGCCTATACCCGTACCTGTATCGGAATCTGAGCCAGCCGCACGACTGCCTAAAATCATATATTCTGAAACGCCTACAAATCAAACACAGTATTTAATAGCTAATCCAGAGATTACTGTTAAGAAGGTAGAGCCAGTTACGGAGGTCACTGAGACACCAGTTACGGAAACACACGAGCTTGAAGAGATTCGCGCCCTTCTTGCCGAAAGACAAAAAGATTCTTTGGGTCCCAAGGTAGATAACTAGATTCATAATCAACGGCACTTCCAATAATCTGGACCATATTCTATAAAGAGTTCTGCACCGGCAGGTATTTCTACAAGTGAGTGAATAAATGCGCGTCCTGATGCTTTATTCACCACAAACTCACAATTTATAAGAAGCTGCCGCCCATACAAATCGTAATATGCCTTAGGTGTAATAGTCACCCAACGTTTTTTACGCCGAATAACCCGCCGAGCAATGTAGGAACAGTCATTAATCATTGCCATATAACAGCGCGGCAACTCGCATGCATCAATAAAACAGTCAGGTCGCACTTCTAGTACGTAATCACTGATACGGTTTGATGAAAGTACCTCGCCGGTATATTCATCAATACATGAGCCGGCAGGAATCGTTTCGCGTGTAAACACACCGATACCCGCCTTGGGTACTTGGGAAGCCCCCAAGTAAAGTTGAAAGGGCGAATTATAGTAATAACCACCACAGATATTTTCGCACATGGAAGTAAGGATGGATACCCGCTTTTGGGGACCGAGTGGCTGGCGGCTGCTACACTTAGTGGCGTTTGCTGCACCCACCCTAAATAAACGTTACCTTCTTCAATTTTTTCAGAATCTACCGTACGTGCTACCGTGTAAGTTCTGCCGTGCGTCACTTACAGAATATTATGCAAGCGACCCGATTCCCACGGACACAAAAGAGTTCGCCAATTGGTTGTACCGTATTCATAATCGTGTAAATGGTAAACTCCGCGAGCAGAAGTTGATTACAGGCAAAGATCCTACTTGGCACAACGTCAAACAGCGGTATGAGAAGTGGATGAAACAGTCGTGTACGCAGCAGGCAATGATTGGTTGGGACTTCCTATACTCCGTTGCGTATACAACTCCGTGTAGTGATGTGACAAGCACGCCGATACCAGGTGCCCCACTACATCCAGCGACTCCCGAACTTAAAAACCGTTGGAATACGATGACAATCGCTGAGCGTCTACCGAAACTCAAACTATGGTGGGAATCCCTTCCCCATATTCTCCCTTTCCCTGTGTGGAAGAAGGCGTGGCTAAAGGCGGTACCCCACGTCCCAAAGCTAGCATGCGGTAGAAAAGCGGTTACTGAGTGGCTCTATCACGCCGAAAAAGCGATGTGCCAAGAGCTCGAAGAGAACGCGCCCCACGACAGTTTTGACGGTCTCTGTAACGAGTTGAATACGTTCTCCAGCGGCTGCAGCAAAATCAAGACCACGAAAGTGAAAACCTGCCGTGCAAAAAAGACACTCAAGCGTAAATCCTTGGACCGCAATCGCACTCGTAAGTACTTTGCTACAGGCGGATTTCTATAGTTCCTTTTTCTTCATAGAGCCGCGGTGAGCCCAGCAGTTCATAGTGGATTGAATTGTTACCGCTTTTCCGCACGATTCGCCGTTCGCATGTTTATAAGTACACTTATATACATACGTACAATCAGCATGTTTAATCTTGTTCGACATCCAGGCTGCCGATGCGTCATCAAAGAACTTTGCATCAAACTCTTGATTTCCTGCAGACATTTTACAGATTATATAACCACGTCTATCCATTTCAATTTTCAACGGACAACTCGGCAAGTCGGTTCATAATGGCGTCAGGATAAACTATCCCCGGAAATTTTGCGACGAGCACCGCACAGGGAATATAACGCCGACGGTCGTCTTCTGATACACCAAGTGCCGACCACCGTGCTTCTAATGTCTTCGCACGGCTCCAATCGTCAATCGACCAGGTTTCGTCCCCATCAGGTTTTACAAGATACTGCGTCAGGACACCACGTGAAAGCATTTTCTACTCCTTATGTAAAGAATGGCTAACCTCTTTAAACTTTCGTACTTACCGTATTTATTGGTTGTTGTAGGTCTCACTCTCATTTATCTATGGGCACGCAGCCGTACAACGCAGGAGGGCTTCGAGGGCACCGTAGAGCCGTCTGCATCCAACCCGTGGAAGTTCAATATGTACTATGTGGATTGGTGCCCGCACTGCCACCACGCCAAGCCTGAGTTTGAGAAGCTCGGTTCTACCATGACCATCGGCGGTCGGTCAGTCGCATTGAATGCAATTGAGGCGGAGAAGAATCCCGAGGCGGTTCAGGGTCTGAAGATTTCGGGTTACCCAACGTTTGTTCTGTATGATGCAGAGGGGAACTTAGTGAAGGATTACGACGGTCCTCGCAAGACGGCAAGCTTCCGTTCTTTCCTTGAGGATACCGTGAATATGAAGGCTCAGCGGATGTCGAAGTAAGCCACTCATTTGCAGCAGTAGAACCAATCGATTTTAGCATTTCAAAATCGGCGGGTTGAAGTCGCATAAACCACGCAGGAAACGGTAGATTTTGAAACCAAAGAATATTTTTAGGATAGTTATCCTTCAAATACTTTATTTTCTTGGGTCCTTCGAAATGGATCATAGAAAATATATATTCGGAAATTGTTACAGGTGTTTTCACAGTTGCGTGTTCAAATGTGAAGCCAAGTGATTCACGGCGGTCTTTATCCGAGGACAATAATCCCCAAGGAAAATTTGCGCCCACTGCACCGTCAATCCAAATATGTCCAGTTTCCTTATGAATATAAGGACGGAAGAATATTGGTAGGCTCATACTTGCACGAATTGCATCTACAACCCGTAAGTTAGGATGCGTCTTTGCAGTGCATAGAATAATTTCGTGCGTACTGAGATTTGCTATAACCACTGTCAGATTTGGTATATCGGACATTAGATATGCGGAGGCTCCAGGTTTTACAAGCTCTAATATACGCTCAATTTCTCCAATAAGAGAATCACCATTATCTAGACCCCACGACTTATTGATATTCAATAGATTATTGACATCAATATCACGGAATTTGATATAGTCGGTAGCATACATAAATTCACGAACACTACTGATAGAATCGGATAGTGCCATAACTGTTGCTAAAAACGCTCCTGCAGAGGTCCCCCAGTATTCTTTTACATGTTCAAGTACGCCCGCCGCTTCTAATACAAGAAGAGCCTCTACAAAGACAAGACAGCGTGTACCGCCACCGGCGAAGACTAGGCGCCGAGGAAGCATCTATCATCACCGGCGGAATGAAATCCAAAATAATTACGCATATAACATCAAGATGCCAGTAGATTCGTTGGTGCCGCCAATGCTTGTGCCGGCTTCCTTATATACGGAAGAGGCGAAACGGGATAGTACACGAATACGTATTTACAATATGGTTTTACAGCAGATTTATAATAAGGTAAAAGCGGTCGCACGTGTTCCCGGCAATGAGAAATCGCTATGGTATGTGGTACCTGAGTTTATTCCAGGAACCCCGCGGTTTGATATTGGCGACGCAATCCTTTATATTGTTTGGAATCTACGGAATATAGGTTATACCGTAGAATACACGCATCCGAATTTATTGTTTGTAAGTTGGCGGTCTCACGACGAGATTTATCGGAAGCACGAAAGCCCGTTGAGCCAGGTGCTCAATGCGGTCCGAGGTGCAGCGACGACTTATAAGATTCCGATGTCAAAACCGACAATTCATACGGCAAGTGCTCCGATGCCTGAGATAACAAAGCGTAAGACGCCGCTCAAGAAGACGGTGGAATTCAAGCCGGATGCGGAGGTGATTCATTCAACACCGGCTATACAGCCTATGACACGGTCGTTGATTATGTCGGCAACAGCGGGAGCGGGTGCAGGCACGCCACGTTTACCGGGACAGTTGTCTGAGCGGCATGTATCGTTTGTATAATTGAGCGCCCCCAGCGGAGGCTATTATCATAGACGCCTGAGTACCCTGCTTCACTAATATGTCCAATATGAGTATTAAGAAGATGCCGCCTAGTACAAATAGCAAAATCTCTAGCAGATTGGATTCCGATTTCGTGACTTCCATCTGCTCCAGTTTATTGAACATTGAATCAAGTTTACGTTGGAGGTCGTCAAGGCGTTCATTGGCGGCGACTTCGGCACCCTGTAAGTCGGCTTGTGTTTGCTCATTCTTACCAATCTTCTGCCAGAGGGTAGACTGACCGTCTAGCCACGGTGAGGGAACAAGGGGCGCCTCGTTTTCACGAGTGGGCATACGGTTCTTAATCCAATCGGGTATAGAGGTATTATTAAAAGCGGTTGCCCAGTCGGGCTCAAGTTGATATACGTTCTTATCTACAACATCTTGGGCGGGATGCGGGAAGTAATCGGCGGTTTCGAAAGCATTTAACATCTCCGACTCGCTACTGCTTTTGGAATTACTCATTGGCGAACCACCGAGTAATTCACCTGGAGGCAGCGGGCGGTGAGCGGGACGGTCGGGCTCAATCACCATGGGCTCGGGCGGCGGCAACACAGCACGACGTTTCTTACGACGTTTCTTATCAGCGTCTAAAGAGAAGAGCGACGGAGAACCATTCGCTGGTGCTTGGTCTTCATTCCGGGACGTGTCCGTAAATGATGTAAAAGCTTCTTCTAATGAGCACATCTGCTCTCCCTAACGTGGGATGTCTATTTATTTTAATGATTTCCTTCTGCGTCCTGGCAGGACCATATAAAGTTCCTATTCCAAGATAAGGATGCACGCAACACATTTAATATCAATCGGGCTGTTTACAGCGGCGGTTGTACTCACAATTTATGCGTGGATGGACCGAGTAAGGTATTCACAACGCTATTTTAAAACGACGGAATCGTTTGAGAATCCAGCAGATCCGTTAGCAATTCCTGAGCCTGTAGGCGGATTACCAGCAATTACATCTCAAGATCCGAGTGATGCCGAAGCACTTGCAGCACATAGGACACTGATTACGTATACAAGTAAGAATGTGGCAAAAGGACTACGATTTATGACATCAATTGGAAAGACATTCTTTGAACAACCTGTGAAGATTCGGACCGATATCAATCCGTCTACTTTAATGAATAACTATGTGAGCCCATTACAAATAGTATGAATCCTCCGCCAGGTCCCGGTTCTGGTTCTTTCTCAGGTCCAATCTGGCACCCGCCGATTGCCACAAAGTGGATAATCGTCATTGTGCTCGTCTTCCTAGGTGCCGTTGCAAACCGTATTCCTCACCAGCTCCGATTTTACCTTATACAACCGGTAGGATTCTTCCTAATTGCCCTAGCCGCAATGCTATGCTACTGGACAGGATTCTACGCTGGAACGTTCGCGCTCTTCTTTTTCCTGCTGTCGATATGGTCGGCAGAAGCACGCAGCCCTGAGGGATTCCTCAACGCCTCCAATACTGTAGATTGGGTGACGAATTCAAAGAAATGGTTTGTTGAGAAGGTGCTCAAGGAGCAGCCTCTAGCAATTCAGGAGAAGGATGTAAGTACGTCCGCTATTTCAGATTAAACCAAACACTTAGTAAGAAGATTCCCGGATGGATTACGGTACTATTGTAGCAATAGGTCTTACCGTATTCCTAATATACTTCTCACTGGATTTTGATAGGCATTATAGTTTTGGATTTCATAATGCGGCGCTTCATCCTGCTGCACGTTTTGCCGCCGGTTTAGCATTAGCATATGTGGCACAAACGCACCAACTGCTTGCGTCAGTACTACTTGTTATTGTATTCTTTTGGATTGCGGACGTTAATCTACTAGCAGATCACCCATTGTAAGAAATACAGGGTTCCCGATACATAAAAAATACTAATCCACCATCGGTAGGCGGCGTTGCCGTATTTTATTCGTAATGTCCTGCGGACATTATGAATAAAATGGCACTCCACCATAAGGATACACGATGCCTAGACGTGCTAAGAAAACTGCCGGCAGTTGGATGACTCCGGTAAGTTCGTGTTTTATAGGACAACCAGGTCCGCATCCTGCACCGGCACCCGCTTTGCCGACAACATCGGTAAATCCGTATTTGCCCCCACCGACCGCCCCACCCACAATGGGTGGTAGTTGTTATATAGGACAACCTGGTCCGCACCCTATGCCGCCCCCAGCATTACCGACAACATCGGTGAATCCGTATTTGCCAGCACCGACAGCTGGTGGTATGGCGCCCCTAAATATTCCATCGCAGATGCCTTCACCGCCACAACCGACAAATTTGCCACCTACACTATCTCCCCACCCTAGCCCAAATAACAATACGGGTCAGCCATTTCAGGGCACCGGCGGCGTCTTAGACCCTTTTTCTCAGGCAATTATTTTTGTGAATACAAATCCGTATATTATTGGCTGTTTTATGTTGCTGCTCAACTTAGGAGGTCGTTTCCTTTCCTTGGAGTTGACAAAGAAACAGGAGGAATTCTTAGCGGCACCTTGGTTACGACCTGCATTATTCTTTACAGTTGTGTTTATCGCAACTCGTAATTTAGCTGCCGCTTTCTGGGTCACTTTACTCTTCTTCTCTATCGTTTGGGTTGTTGCGAATGAGCATAGCCCGTATTGTTTAATTCCGTCGTGGTGCGGACACGATATAGAGAAGCAGAAAAAGACATATGAAGAAAATGTGAAAAAGTTTTTCACATTGAATAAAGCCGATGAGCAACCACCAGAGCCTAAAAAACCAGAAACTCCTAAGGAGGAATAATTCAACAGTTTCAATATTATTGAACAAATTGAAGATTAATTTATTAGACGTTGAGCGTCAGCTCGCTGCCCGTAGGCTGCGTCGCCGTTGTCTTCTTAGAGCGGCGATTGAGTCCGGCACGACGCATCGTCTCCGTTGTGTATGCACTACCGATAGACCCAGTCTCCTCGGCATCACGACGTCCACCCTCGTTGAGCTGCTTGAGGATGTCATCTACACCGGTAGGACCACGCATCTCACGACGGACTGTGGTTGCCTGAGGGGGACCCGCCATTGGCATTGCGGGCATCGCCGCACCGAGACCTGGCATCATACCACCCATCATATTGCCCATCATACCCATAAAGCCGCCGCTAGGCATACCCTCTGGCTCCGATTGCTCCTCCATCGGTGCCTGCTCACGCATCGGCGCCTGGCGCATCTCAGGCGGCATCTGCTGACCGCCGCCGCCCTGCTGACCGCCACCGCCCTGCTGACCGCCACGCCCACCTCCAGGCTGTCCAAGCGACATAAAGTTCGCAAAGCCAGGTCCGACCGACTCACGTGCAGCCGCCTGTGCAAACTCCCGCGCTAAATTGGGATTATTACGGAGAATGTCGTCCATACCAGGCATACGCGACTTGAACATCGTGTTGGTGACGTGGCACATACCGGCGGACAGACCGAGCGACAGAATTAGGCGCACCTCAGGCGCCACCTTGCTCTTATCCTTGTACTTGTCGTACAGCTCCTCGAAAATCTCATCGTAGTCCTCAATGTTCTCGTTGACCTGCTCAGACCAGCCGTCCAGATGGAGTCCGAGCGGGTCATAGCGGCTATTGAGGAACTCCATACCGCTGGTGACCGTTGTGAGCATGGAGCGCTGAAAGCGAACCGACGCCTCGAGACCCTTGGAGTCCTTGCGGCGTGCTACCTCGGAGTTAATCTCCTCCATAGTATTGCTCATTGACATCTTGGTACCGCTAATACCCTTGCGGTCCATACGCTCAAGAATCGTCAGTCCCTCCGTCTTCTTTACTGCCTCTTGTTCGGGGGTCAGGTATACAGCGGGTGTCTGAGCAAGAGCAGGTGCTTCAGCGCCACCGCCGCTACCGCTACCGCTAAACCAGCTGCGGAAACCACCGGCGGCAGGGGCTGCAGCGGCGGCGTTGGCGGCACTATTTGTCGCCGTTGCACCACCTAGTCCAGGAATGCTGGAAAACCAGGACTTAGCAGCGGGAGCAGCGGTAGTACTGGAACTTGCCGTGACACTTGCTGCAGGTGCCGCCTGTGTGGACGTTGTGGGTGCCGATGAGACAGGACCGCCAAGACGGAATGTCTCATTGCTGCTGCCACCTCCGCCGCCGACAGGTGCAGTGGGTCCGGTCTCACGCATAATGCGAATGTTATCACCGCCACCGGACGGCTTCACATCAAAGGTCACATTTGTATCGTCAAGGCTCACAAATTCAATATCGTCCACCGCCTTTATTTCGGCAGCCGGAGACGCCGGACGACCCATAGAACCCGCAATCTTGCGCTGATTGCCCAGGAGATTGAGGTCAAAATCGTTCTGGTTGAGGTCAAGTGACCGACCAATGTCCTGGCTCGCCGAGATTTCGGGGAATGACCCGCCGTCGGATATACGGATCGTAGGACCGCTCATAGTTTCCTTCTTTTACCTCCTTTGTCTTCGTTTTAGATTCCCAAACGCATATCTGAGTGCGGTTATATTTTAGATATTTTACATATATCAAAAATATACTATGAGTGAAGTTGACCGGTTTTATGCAGATAATATGTTTCACGGATATGTTGAGGGAATGAATATGAATTCCGATTCCGTCATTATTGATTTAGGAACTTATAAGGGAAAAACTACAAAGTTGCTATCCGATCTATATAAATCTAAAATATACACATTTGAACCTATGATTCCGTTTGCAAAAGAGGCGGCTGAAGCGTGTGCCTCACATCCAAATATTACTGTACTACCGTATGGATTGGGTAAGGGCAATTTTGATTTTTTTATGAATATGGCGGATGATTCAACAAGTATGATAACGAGTAGAAATTCTGATAGTGCTACCAACTGTTCTATGCGTGATTTCTTTGACTTTCTAACCGAGAAGAATATAACTACGATAGATTTGTTACATATTAATATTGAAGGGGCTGAGTATGATCTGTTAGATTACATTTTTTCCAATAATTTTCAGGTAAATATCCGCTATCTTATTGTTCAGTTCCACTATCGTTCTCCAACGAATGATGAAAAACTCCAACGTTATTTTGATTTATTAAAAGCTACACACGTATGTAAGTACGATTATAATTACGTTTGGACAAAATGGGAACGGTTATGAACGATAAGCCATCAAAAAGGCGTCCGCCAAATCGGACTTTTTGGTCCGACCAGCAAAGTACTTAGCCCATACAGAAGCCTTCGCCCCACCCGCTGCCAAAATAGCAGTAACATCGGCTTCTGCACCGTCCTTGCGTGCCTTGTACTCGCCTGAAGCTCCGCTAATATCGGTATAATCTACGGCGCGCGACTTGACGCCGGCGTGGACAAAGTCAATATTGCCGGTCCAAAAATACTCTGTTTCCAACCGATGTGCCAGAAGCGTATACAGCATAATCTGTACCGATTTCATAGTAGGATTTTTCATCGCCGGCTGATTTTCCAACCGAATCAATTCAGCCCGAGCCATTGACGAAAGTACAGATGTTAACCAGGTATCCATAGCTTTACGAATCGTATCCAAACTAACCGACATTGTCTTTACCGCTTTCCAGGGAACTAAGTACATCTTTTGCGCCCACATCACAAGATCGGGCTTTTTCATTTTCTTGGTATCTACACCACGACCAGTAGCAAGCGCCTTGAGCTCTTTCGCACTCATATCGCAAGGTAAGCAGGGTAGCATCGGCTTTGAAGTAGCCGATTTCTTGACACGAACACCGCTAGCACACGCCTTACACCATTTCGTCCCGTCCCCTACACAAATCCACTTTGCGCCGCCGCCGCAACCGTTGCACGATTTGGCGGTCTGGGCGGTAACGCCGCCTTCAAGCAAATCCACATTGTCCCAGGCGGCAATGGTCCATTCCCCAGAAATACCGTGTTCAATGACACAGTATGCTAGATTGCGGATACCCATATCAAATCCGACATAGACGGGCATTCGGGATATGTCTCTATTTAGAGTAAGATTTAGACCTAATCGTAGAGAATGTCAACGACATATTTTATTCTTACGAAACATTCAGCCGATGATGTGGCAAGGGATGAAAATAATCAACTTGTATTTCTCAATTCAAAGGCATCGTATATTCTTCCTGCAAATAATCTACCGTATTATCTTCAGCACGGACTATTTGAAAAGGGTCTTATTGAATGGTGTAAGCAGTTCTGTAAACAGGGTACGGTTCTAGATATTGGGGCACATACGGGAACCTATTCTATTGCACTAGCAGGTCATGCAGCCAAGGTTCATAGTTTTGAGCCGCAGAAGATGACTTTTTACGCTTTGTGTGGCAGTATTGCCTTATCCAATGCAAAAAACGTAACGGCACACAACGTAGCATTAGGCGCAAACACACAGGTAGGAATGATGACGTTGAATATTCGTAGTCACGACGGCGGTGGGTCGTCACTACAATCATTTGCCGATCCGGTCCTTGCCCAAGAGCAGGTAGAAGTACATACGCTGGATTCGTATAATTTCCGAAATATTACGTTTATCAAGATGGACGTAGAGGATAATGAGTTAAATGTGCTCAAAGGTGCCACCCAGACTATCAAACAAAATAATCATCCTACGATTATTTTTGAGTCCAATCACGAAAACAAACCGCTCTTTTCGTATATTATTGATACGCTCGGTTACGGTGCTATTCTGCCGATAAGCGGTGTCAGCAATATGTTTCTAACGGAGCCTCCAAAAAATCAGAACCAGAACCAGAAACAGCCCCAGCCCCAGCCCGTTAAAATAGACGAGAAAAGTTATTACGAATCTCTAGGGATCCGCTAATGGACGTAAAAAAACAAACACATACAAATATTAGTATTTTAATACCTGTATGTAGCGAAGCAAGTAGAAAGGCACACGCCGTTGCAATTGCAGAGGCGAAAAAGTACCCTGAGCGATTTTATGAAGTATATTTAACAATTTATAACCACGAATTTAATAAACTATATAAAAGTATTCTTACACAGTTCTAATAAATTCCCAGCCCATATCTTCACAAATCTTCTGCCATATCTTATCCTGCATATATAACTTTTCGCGGCTTTTGAGCAGCGGAAAACACGGTAAATAATCGTCTAACTCAAGCAACTCGCAGAACTTATACAATACAAAAGAGTACGATAAGAAGTTGGAGCGCTTCTTAGGGCAATGTTTCACGAAACTAAATTGGATTTCCTTAAACATATACCGAAGTTTTTCCTCTACTTCGCGCGACAAAACGGGCGCCGAAATACCGTTGAGCCGGTTCAAGATATGGGCTACGTGGTCGTAGCAACGATTTAACTTTAACTTTTTAATTACATCCTTCAACTTGGAAGGCTTGAGTTTGCTCATGTCGGTAATACGTTCCTTACGGAGTTCCTGTTTGATTTGGTCCAGAATAGCAGGCGATATTTCGGTAGTTTCTTTTGCTTGGAATTGCGCCAACCATTCGTTCAAGTGATTAATTTTCTTATAGGCGTAGTACGACATTTCGCGCGGCGGGTCCTT